CGGGTTTGGAGTCATCTGGCAGTCCGGGCGCGCCGCCGCTAGTGAGCGCGGGGACGCCGGTCGGCGGCGCGGGGGGCGCGTCGCCGTCGATGAGGACACCGTTGAAATAAGTGCTACCGAGCGCCGTGAGGTCCAGCAAGCTCGGGTCGGGGGCCTTCCAAATGTGCGGGGGGCACAAGAGGTCGGCGGCCGGATCCTTGATCCATATTTCGTAGGCATTCGTGTCAGGGGTACCGTAGTCGGTTGACACGAGAGTCGCCATCCAGTCCTGGTACTCGTTGGGGTACGGAGTGCCCTGGGACTTCTGCCAGTGAAGGCCTTGATCCACGGAAGCTGCGAGGATGTCGTCGTGCGTTAATGAAACGTCGCACGATGTTAAGATCTTCCGCGACCACGCACCCAAGATGGGCGTGTTCGCATCTGTCCAAAACAATGACAAAGCCTTCTCGCGGGCCACACGCATGTTGTCGACGCTCTTGTTCTGCGTCGTCGTGTGGAGCTTGTTCAACTGACGTGCGATGTCCGCGCACGAAACCGGATCGCCCCGCCACGCGCCCGGGCCCCAAAAACGGCCCAAGAACGGGATGAGTGATCCAATCGCCAGGTGGTGAATCTTGGCCGTGAGCCCCAGAGCGGCGAAGGTGTGCATCGCGTGGTCGGCGGACAAGCCGCTGGACACACCATCATCTCCGCCGTATATGCCAAGGGCGGCATACGCCTCGTCTGGGGTTCTGAGCTTGCCAGGCTCTGTTCGGAGGGCCACGTAGCTGACAAAAGCAGTAACGAAACTGTTCTTGCAACTCGTTCCGGCCTCACCCGAACCGCGCCCGTGTTCCTGATCGTATGCAACACCATTGCTGCTGCGGATACGATTCCCGGTGCATGTGTCGTTCCAGGCCTTGACGAGGACTAAATCCTCGGGCGTGAACACGGCAGCCATTGCATCGTCAAAGACCTCGTTAAGGAACTCAGTCACGCTACCGTCGTAGTTGCTGAAATCTTGGTCAATAAGGAACTCGGCAGAGGCGGCCAGGTCGGCTACCGCTTGCGCTAGGTCGGCTGGCGTTTTGCCAAAAGCGTACCAGCGAGTACGCTTCATGAGTTTGGTAAACGCCTGGATAATCCGCCCACCCAGGATCTGGTGGTGCGGTCCGAAGACAGTGATGTTGCGCGGGGCCTTGCCCGGCTTGGCCGCAACCTCACACTTTTGGAACGCGTTAACGCGGTCGCTGGTGAACATCTTGTCGTACGCGTCCTTGGACTCCTCATATGCGGCAAATTGGTTGCGCCGCTTTAGGTTGTCCACGTACTCCTGTTCGTCAATAAGTGTGATTTTCTCAGCGCCGACGTCTGCGATAAACAGCTCTATGAACTCCCTTGCGAGAGTACGTTGGAGCGGTGTCGCTGGGGCGTGCCGGCGGGGCGCGACGACTCTCGTCGCCACGGTCTGTCTGGTGTTATCCGCGGACTTGTTCATCGCGAATGTAGCACCCTGGGAGAGCGGGTGCATAAACACCCTCAATCCAGTCGGTTTGAGCCACCCTCCGACGAGTGCCTCATGAGGCAACGTCGGATTGTGCGTAATATCTGGCAACGCATCGCCCGTGGCGGGTCCAAACACTGGAATGACAAAGTCAGTGTGGTCCGGGACTCGCTGCAGGTCGACGTGAGCGTTGAACGCGTGGCTGAGCATGATCGAGTCAGCAGCGCTGACCTCGATACCAATGCCCTTGAGGGCTATGGAAATGCCCCCGCCAGACGCCCAGCTCTTCGTGGCTAGACTCAGGTTTCTCGTTGTGTCCTCGATCGCACGTGGGCCGGTGATCGAGCGGAACGAGAGCTCCAGCGCTACGCTAACACGGGCATTGTCGCCCTCACCTACATGTAACAAGTTGTAGGTCTTGGTGTCAGCGGAAGCAATCACCGTCGGGCGCAACACCGACAGTGGTTTGTATTCACCCCAGCTCAGGAACAAGCTGAGCCAACCTTCGTACTTGACCCACGGAATGCTCGCGATGACCGAGACATTCGGGGAGACGCGCGCCGCAGTGATCTTGTGCCGGTAATGGACCGGGACAATGGTCATCGCTACGATGCACACGATTACGAAGGGGAGGCCGAACCGAAGATGGACTAGTGCCGACAAGATCAGCACGGTATTGTCCGGGCAAGTCACCTCGCGAAGGTGTTCATAGGAACGCGAGATAGTTAGCATAGTCAGGTCGGCCTCAAGGCCTATGGTGGATACATACGTCCATACCTCGACGGATAGCGAGCGTCCGGCGCTATAAAGGTAGCGCAGGAGGTAGAGGCCTCGCTGTTCGACGTCGGGGTGTTCCCGTTCCATGCGCGCCAAGATTTCCGCGCTGGATGGTTCGAGATGTTCGTATACTGGAGCGTTCGGCAGGAGCCAGTCAGAAATCCCCCGGTCCTCGAGCGGTACCTGCTCGAGGGTAAGGAATGACGGGACCGACACCTGTTTCGTTACGTTGGTGACCACGTAACACTTGTCTCCCTCGACCCGCCAAGCCGTCAGTGGCAGGTTCGATGAGACAATGGGGTCGATGACGAGCCAAGCAATGAGCGCGAGGATGGTCGCCGACACCAGGAGATGTTGGAGAGAGGGTATCTGCACCTTGCAGCGCAGCGTCGAGTAGTCTTTACGGTTCCAATCGTAGGGTCTGACCACAGTCTCGTTCCTGGGCGTCCGAATCACCCAGGCATCTCGTTCGTTGTCGAACCGAAATTCACCGTCAAGGACATTGCCAGCGACCGTCTCAGGTTCGAAGGCGATGTGTAGGGCTTTGACGGGGTCGTAGAACGTCGGGCGCAGATCGGACGACACATTCGCGGCTGGATACTCGAAGGAATTGAGGACCGCATCGTGGAGGCGTTCCTCGGCAGACTCAGCGCGGGACGCGCCGAGTAGTGCCTTTTCCTTGTGTTCGCGAATTCTCTGCTCAACGCGGGAGGGTGTCCCGCGGTCAATCCTCGCTCCACGCCCTGCGGTGACAAGGCGGTGGTGGGCATACGCCACGCCCCGGATGATAAGTCCGGAGATGGTGCACGCGGCGAGGAAGTCAATTGTGGTGAGCGTAGCCATCATTAGCAGAAAGTAAGCAGCGAAGCTCGCGATCTGGCTAAGGTACGGGATGGCCACCGTGGCGATCACATTGAAATTGATCATCCACGGGTTGTCCCAATAAAGGGCGCTGAACAGGTCTGGGTTTTCGACAATCCCGTTCAGGGCGACACAAAGCACGTAGGCGATGCACGCGTATCCGTAGAGCATGGTGTGGTTGCTCGAGCGGGGCCCCCCCATTGCAGGGGGGCTGGACGGCTCACATGTGGGTC